CGTGTGAAAACGCCATGCTGCGCCAATCCGTTAATATGCTTACAATCATGCTGTATTATGAACGGAAAGACGCTGCACGACTGCGGCGTGAATCTCTCCATCCTAAAGAAAAAGAGAGTGCTTGATGTCAGACTATCAATGTCCATTTTGTAAGAAAGGGGCTACGGAGATCAAAGAGACAACATCGCTTCCATCCGTGGTGATACGAAAACGCCGCTGCCTTTTTTGCGGCAAGAGCCATCATACTACAGAACGGGCAGAGAATATCGAAGGAGGGTTGCAACTCCTGCTTGATGCCGCCTGTGAAGTCATTCGCAAAAACAAAATGAAATCCGATGGCAGCGACAGGTAGAAAAAAGACTGCGGGAAAAGCCGCAGGAAGAAAAAAGGCGGGCACCGGCCGCAAGCGCGCCTTATTTTCCGAAGCCAAGGCATTGAAGGCCGCTCAGGAATGTAACGGTTCAAAAATACTGACGGCCCAATCTCTAGGGTGTTGCCGCACGACGCTTGATAAGTATATTGAGAAATACCCTAACCTTCGTGACTACTTTGAAAGCAAACGTCTTGAGCATCTGGATGACGCCGAGGATACGCTTTACGAAGCCGTGAAAAAAGGGAGCCTCTCCGCCGCTATGTTCGTCTTAAGAACTCAGGGCCGGGATCGGGGATGGGTAGAGGCCAAACCACTTGAAGCCAACCGCACGCCGTCCGATGCAGCCAAGGCTATCCTTGCCGATCTCCGGGAAAACCGCTGCACGGCGGCAGAAGCAGCAATCCGATTCGATGA